CAAATTGACAATCAGTACAGGCATGCATATCCTATGACCGATGAAGGTAAGCAATTGTGTGCCTTAGTAGGAAAGAAAACCATCACCGAGAAAATGATTAGAAATCTTTACAAGATGGGGTATAAAGTAGTTGACAAAACCCCCAGAGTAGTGTTTAATTACAAAACAGGAGAAAGGACCAATGTCCAACCATTACAACGAACAGATAATTGAGAATCTGTATTATAAATATCTCGAAGAGGGCTACCCTGACAACGTAGCTGAAGACCTTGCGACTGAAGAGTTTCATAACCTACCTGAACCTGACTATAAAGGAGGACTAAACTAATGCATGAACACTATGACTACAGTAAACACGCCAGCTTTGAAGCGACACGGCCAGCCTGTTTTGAAGTAAAAGAATTACCTGCGCTATACCGTCCTGAATTTGCAGAAGATCAATGGGGCTTGCCTGTTAAGGCAGTGCCAGATAAAAAGGTACTATGCCGTGTAGATCAAGAGACTGAATATTTATCCTACCTTGCAACGGTAGGTAATAAGTACAAGGTAATATGTAATGCTCCCATCCTGCAAACAGTTCACGGTCAAATGATAAGTGCATTTGGTCCTGAATATTTCAATGGTGATGAAGAGAACTCAGTAAAAATAAAGGTAACGCTTGCCAAGAATGGAGCGCATACCTTTGTGGAATATACCTTCCCACAACTTGCAGTTGATATCGAAACTACCAACGGACATAGAACGAAGCTCTTATATAGACAGATATATAAGAATACTTTTGATGGGTCATCTGCCCTTACCATGTATGTTGGAAACATAGATTTCTTCTGCTGGAACGGCCAAATCTCAGGGGAATATAGTCTGATAAGAGAATCCCACAGGGGTCATCTAAATATTGCTAACTTTGCTGACACGTTTAGGACTACGATGGATAACTATAAGGAAACATCTGGGGTCTATCGTAAGATGGCACAAGCTAAAGTAAAAGAAGGTATTGCAGGTAATATCTTCGACAGGATTGTTTACGGGAATGATCGTAACAAATGGCCTGAACAGACCCGCCTTTCAGATCACTTACGGAATCTGTACCTGGATGAGCGGGAAACAAGAGGTTGGAATATATACTCTATGATGTCAGCCATGACAAGTTATGCAAAGAATGGAACAAGAAGTGGAAGTGTTAAGACGCTGGGTGATCAAGATGCTGGAAGGTTTGCCCGTGAAAAGCGTGTAAACAAGTGGATGAGAAGTGATCCTTGGGTTGATTTATGTGCGAGTCATGATATATACCTGAAAGTTGCAGCCTAACAGGTATATAGTAACGAGCCAGCTTGTTACTGGCTAGTCAGGTCCAGGTTCCCTGATGATAGAGAAGTGGTGTGACAACCATAAAAAAGAATCTACCAACAGGGTGAGCGTGGAGCTAACGCTATGAAGCGCTCACCCCCACTGGGGGGTAATTAATATGAAACGATTAAAAGAAATGTTACAAGTTATGTTTGATCCCAGCCGTGTCCAACCTATTGTATGGCTACTGCTTCTAATGTTTCTTATTATAGTTATCTTGAATTTAATATAGAAGGAAATAAAATATGAGAGATAGAAAAATAAATGGAATACAACATATCACAATTACTTCTAATGATCTTGAGGTGACAGATAGATTTTATACTGAGGTCATGGGGTTTGTTAAAATAGACAGACCGGAGTTTGATTTCGATGGAAGCTGGTATATTATTAATAAAAATGCTGGTCAAATCCTTGATCATCAGCAGCTACATGTGATTGAAGATAAAGGATACATACCTGACGTTGAAGACATATATCCGGTGGATCATGTTGCCTTTGAAGCTGAAGGTTATGGTGAGATGATAAAACATTTGCGAGATTGTAATATTGAATTTAGATTTGAAGAGATAGATAAACGTAAACAAATGCAAGTATTTTTCTATGATCCAAGTGGAGTATTGATTGAACTTAACTATAAGAAGGCATCGGAGTGGACATGAGTTGGGTTATCGAACTGCTTCAGGAAAATTATGGATGGAAGCAGTACCTTCGTAGATTTGAAACTAAAGAAGAGGCAGAGGCAGAAGCAAAAAACTTTTGTAAGTTACGATACAGCGTAAAGAATTACAAAGTGCGTGAACTAACACCTGAACAGGAGGAAGGCTATGAGCAACGTAATTTCATTACATGAGAAGATGACCCTTGAACAGCAGGTTGAAAGGGACATGCGAATGAACAACTATAACCCCGATGACCCCGATGAGGTCGATGAATACTGGGAAGACTTGTGGTGTGAGAATGATCTCGATAAAGAACTAAACTTAGAATTAAATTTAAGTGGTAAAAGATTTAATGTAAAACTAAGTATGTGTGAGGATTAAACCAATGACTATTGAAACACTGAATAGAATTAATGCCGTGTTAGCAGGGACTGAGCATAAAGATATGTTATGCCCTGACTGTGATGGCGATGGGCATATAGAGTATGAAAGGACTATCGGTGGTATTGACGATGGCGGTAGTCCTTGGCAAGAATATGAACCATACCTTGCAACGTGTGAAACATGCGGTGGTTGGGGTAGGGTCGAGATAGACCCGCTTGATAACGACCTCTCGTAGCTCAACTGGATAGAGCGACAGCCTTCTAAGCTGTAGGTTCTGGGTTCAAGTCCTAGCGAGAGGACCATACAGCAATAACAATATTGAAAGGAAGTAAGGAAAATGAAAGGAAGTAAGGAAATGAAATTACCTAAAGCAAGTTCATATGTATATACTATTAATCCAGAGCATGATCTCTATCAAAAATTGTTTTGGATTACAGGCAACAGACCAATGGATATTAATAATCAAAACGTAAAGAAAATTACAAAATCTTTACAAGATGAGGGAAACTATCTATATGCTAACCCTATTAAAGTAATTAAGGGTACAGATAAGCAGGGAGATACTGTCTATCAAGTTATTGATGGACAGACTAGATATACGGCAGCTAAATTCCTGAATGAACCGATAGAGATTCATATAGTCCCTGACAGGGGTAAAAAACAAAAACTTATGGCAATTCTTAATTCTAATCAAAAGAATTGGGGGCTGGGAGACTTTGCTCACCTCTATGCCTGTAAAACTAAAACAAAAAGTACCTATAAAAAGTATTTAAAATACTTTGATAAGTTTAAGACACATGGCCCAGGTATAACTCACGGGATGCTCATCGCCTTGTGTGAGGGCAGAACAAAACGAGAGGGAGATAATATCCTATTTAAAAAGGGCAAACTTCCTTGGTCAAAAGGAATTGAAATTATCCTGGACGATACGCTTCATAAACTTCAACAGTTGCAGTATGCAGCTACCACCCCACCAATTACAAAAAGAACATTAAAGAAACAACAATTCCAGACTGGATTGTATACAGCACTGGCAAACCCTGAGTTTTCATTTGACAAGTTTATTAAAAATCTGTATACTACAACTCATTGCTTTAATAAACTAGCAAAAAGTGCTGATATGTTAACTGAAATTTATAGAATTGAGTTGGATTATAGAGGATGTACATGAAGAAACGTATTAAAAAATATGGAAATCCTATAGCAAAAGCCTTGAATAAGGTGAACAAACCTGTTACAATGGTGGATAAGAAGAAAGAAATAAATAAACTAAAGTGTAGAGGAAAGGCGGTTGAAAATGGAAAGCCCACAGTACACTAGCTATTCAGAGATAGATGAAATCACTAGAGATTATCTATTATCAGTAGCTCTCTTTGCAGAGTTCATTGAAGACATTCCACTCTCTGAAATTAATACATACCTGGGAGGTCTTGAAGATTTCTATGCGGGAGAAGAGATCAACCTAAAGAATAAGGATGAGCATTATGATAGCATATAAAATAAAAGGTATGGATAATAAGACAGGTAAGATTAGATACTTATACGAAGATGGTGATGGAAGAAAACATTACATAGCATACACAAAGAAGGACGCTGAATTTGCATTAAAAACAGCAAGATACAGCTTATGGGATATATTTGATAACAACTATGAGACTATGCATACTCCTGTTTATAATCGGAAACTGAGTGAGAAGGATAAAAAAAGTACATGGTCTATTGATACAGTTTTTATAGGGGTAGATCATGTCAGTAGTTAATTTTGGTGTGTCATCCAGTGAGGGACCAACCATGTTTGTAGAAGCTCATGGTTGTGTCTATCAGCCTGAAGAATTTTTAGATTACATAACTGAAATATCTACCTTCTATATAAGCTATGAAGAGAATGAAGATTCAGAATGGTTAGAGGTAGATGAAAATTTCCTACATGTAAATTTAGGAGAAGATGCTTTCATGGAATTGATTTCTCAAATTGAACAAAGTTTAATTGAAGATTATCTTAATGATAATGAAAGGGAAGACACTCATGTTAAAAGAATCCATTAGTTCTAAAAATTTAATTAAACATGTACACAATCTTATGGAAAAAGGAAAGAAGTCTCGTGTAAAGGGCTGGTCAATGAACGATATCTTAGAAGACGTATATGACAGTTGGGGTCAGGGAGCAAGAGACTTCGCCTTTAAATATATTAAAGAAGATTATTGTGGTATCAAGGATGACAACTGATGGAGGAAATTAACACTGACGTTGATGCTTTAAAAACTGACAATAGAGAATTAACTAAACAGTTATATTCTTCGTATAAAAAAATTATTGATCTTAATAAACAAGTAGAATATTTAACATCTAAGATTGAAACAATGGAAACACAGCTTGAATTATTTTCAAAGGATAAATTAAAATGAGAACAATAGTTATACTTGCATGTATTTTAACTACCTCATTCTATTTCTTATCTACCATAAACGCCAGTCAAATTAATGAATGGGAAGAGTGGGATGATGACAACCATTTACCTCTTGAAAACTATTTAGAACAGAAGGAATATTTGAAAGACTTTAATGAGCAAGAAAAATGTTTAGCTGAAGCTATATACTTTGAATCGAGGGGTGAACCTTTCCTGGGTCAGGTAGCAGTTGGAGTTGTAATTATACAAAGGGTTGATTCTACTAGATTTCCTAACAATATATGTGCTGTAGTACATGAAGGAAGACATTGGAAGGGAAACCCAGTAAGAAATAAATGTTCCTTTTCTTATTATTGTGATGGAAAATCTGAAGCTATTTATAATGAGGAAGAATATTTTAAAGTTATGAATGCTGCTACCTTAGTTCTAAATGGAATTGTTGTTGACAATATGGAAGATGTCTTATATTATCACGCAACATATGTTAATCCTAACTGGGCATCGAAGATGACATTTGTATTCCAAATAGGAAAGCATAAGTTCTATAAGTAAAAAGGGAAAGATAAACCAATGACTAATTCACTTAGAGACATTATTAAAACTGTACTAAAAAATAACGATGGTAATTTACCTGAAAAGGAAGTGTGTAAACTTCTGGGAATTACTACCTCAGATATCCCTTGGGGTTATAATGTTGGATGGGCTAGGTGTCTCCAATTAAATCAAGAATTTAATTTGATCATGTCAGGGAGTGATGAACATGACAACAAAACATAAAGATCCTGAAAAAATATATAAGGAATTATTAGCTCGATACCAACAGGAGGGGTATAATATTAAGCAAGCAAAGAAGTTTGCTACTGAAGACACTGAAGAAATTTTAATGGATCGTTCAGGTCGAAAGCCATTTAATAAAAGGGATAAGTGAATGAGATGGAAACTTGTATGTAACTTTAAAAATAAAAGATCCGTAGTTAAAATATTTGATACAAGACTACAGGCCCAAAAAGAGATTGACAGTAGGCGTGGATTAATGTATGCTGTCAATGTTCTGCCTGAAATATATTCAATTGAAAGGACAAGAAGGAAATGAAGGCAACCTTTGTTAAGCACCTGCCATGTGAGGCATGTGGTTCAAGCGATGCCAATGCCCTATACGAAGACGGCAATCAGTATTGTCATAAATGTGAAACATTCATACCATCAGGAGGAATAGGAGGAAACATGAAACCTAATACTATTCAAAGAGCGCCTATTCAGGGTGTAATTAATAATGTATTCTCAGATGGAGACTACCTTCCTCTCAAAGAGAGGGCAATCACACATGAAACATGTAAAAAGTTTGGAGTTAAGGTAAATCAGTTATCAAACAAACATATTTATCCTTACTTCGATCAAGATAAAAACCATATCGGAAACAAGATAAGAGAAGTAGCTACAAAGAAGTTTATGGTAGAGGGTGACACAAAGAACGCTACGTTATTTGGGCAATACTTATTTGCCCCCAAGGGTAAGTACATTACTGTAACGGAAGGAGAGATAGATGCTCTATCAATCTTTCAAATGCACGGCTCCAAGTGGCCTGTAGTTTCAGTCAAGCATGGTGCAGGAAGCGCCCATAAGGATTGTCAAAATAGTCTTGAATATCTTAATTCATTTGATAATGTAATCCTATGTTTTGATAATGATTCTCAAGGAAAGAAGGCATCGGATAAGGTAGCGACATTATTTGAACCTCATAAATGTAAAATTGTAGAGCTTGATTATAAGGACGCAAATGAATACCTTGTGGCAGGACAGTCACAGGCTTTTGTTAACAGGTGGTGGAACGCTATACCATACACCCCAGCAGGTATTAAAAACCTTAAAGATTTAGGAGAAGATTTATATAAGGATGACTTCTGTGAGACAGTGGCCTATCCTTGGGTAGGTATGAATGAAAAGCTGTACGGTATGAGGACTGGTGAGCTTATTACCTTCACATCAGGTGCAGGAATGGGTAAGTCAAGTATCTTGCGTGAGCTAATGCATTTTATTATGAACCATACCACTGACAAGATAGGCGTGTTGGCATTGGAGGAATCAATTCGTAATACGGCATTTAATATAATGTCAGTTGAAGCAGATGCAAGATTATATATAAAAGAAATAAGAGATACCTTTTCAAGAGAACAACTAAGGGGATGGGAAGAAAAGACAATTGGTACTGGAAGGTTCTTTGCCTTTGACCATTTTGGCTCCATCTCTAACGATGAAATACTAAATCGAATTAGATTTATGGCGAAGGCTCTCGATTGCAAGTGGATATTCCTTGATCATCTATCTATCCTTGTCTCGGGACAGGAAGATATGGGTGATGAACGTAGAAATATTGATATCTTAATGACAAAGCTGCGGTCATTGGTAGAGGAAACACAGGTTGGACTTCTTCTTGTATCACATCTACGCAGGGCAACGGGTGATCGTGGGCATGAAGACGGCAGGGAAGTATCCCTGTCACACCTAAGAGGATCACAGAGCATTGCCCATCTATCAGATTCAGTCATAGCTCTTGAACGTAATCAACAAGAAGAGGATGAAAGACTTGCCAATACAACTACCATTCGTGTTCTAAAGAACAGGTACACAGGTGATACGGGTATTGCTACCTATCTACATTACAACAGGGACACAGGCAGGATGTCAGAGGTGTCCAATCCTTTTGAAGTAGATGAGGGGGAAGATAATACTCCGTTCCAGATTGAAGAGTAAGTCTTTTCTCATGAACAATAAACAAAAGGAGAAGAGATTGAAGAATATGGAGAAGGCGAGGAAAGCCAAGTCTCCACCCAAGAACATCAGTATTCATTCGACCATAAGGAACTTACCTAAAAACCATCCTCTTAATTTTAAGAAAGTACAGGAATGGATTAAACATAATAAACATGAACACATTCGTTTAAGAAAATTACTAAGACGTAAGGGCGGATATAATAGGGAAACAAATAATATGGCAAATATATTAGATGTATATATATTAAACATGAAATATTATTTACGAACTGGTGTCTGGTTAGACCTGAGATACGGTCAAGATAGACAGTTTAAAATTAAATATAAAATAAGTTGAGGTCTTTATATGAGATGCGTAGTAGATATAGAAACCGATGGACTGGTTGAAGATATAACGGTTGTACATTGTATAGTAGCAAAAGATATAAAGACAAATAAAGTTTATACATTCAAGGAGGATGAATGTTACAATAAGTTCCCAGAGTTTTCTAAAACTATTGATAATTATATTATGCACAATGGAGTAAGTTTTGATGCAAGGATACTTAATAACTTTAATATTGCGACAATCACCCCCAACAAAGTCACCGATACTTTACTTCTATCCCAGTTATTATATCCAGAGATTGAGGGAGGTCATTCTCTTGCAGCCTGGGGTGAAAGGTTTAACTGTCCTAAGACAAAGCATGAAGATTTTACATCGTACAGTTCAGAGATGCTGGAATATTGTAAGAAAGATGTAGAGATAACACACAAACTTACTAAATATATTAACCAAAATAAATATGCTTGTTCACAACAAGCGGTTAATCTAGAGCATGAGGTACGAGCTATTGTAGATCAACAAGAATCAAATGGCTTTATGCTTGATGAAAAAAGGGCAAGTATATTGATTGCTCGTTTTACCGATGAATCTTCTGGGTTAGAAAAAGATCTTCAGAAAATCTTTCCCCCCATTACACACAAGAGGGTTTCAGAAAAGACAGGCAAGCGTTTACGGGACAGGGTTGAAGTTTTTAATCCCTCATCACGCAAGCAGATAGCTGAAAGACTACAAACATTAGGATGGAAACCTAAAAAGAAAACTCCCAAGGGAAATATAATTGTAGATGAAGGTGTGTTGAATAAAATTAATTTACCTGAAGCTAAACTTATTTCAAAGTATCTTTTATTACATAAGAGAATAGTACAAATAAATTCATGGCGCACATTGGCAGACAGGAGTGGGCGTGTACACGGTAAAGTTATGACACTAAAAACAGTTACAGGAAGGATGGCTCACCACTCTCCTAACATAGCTCAAGTACCAGCTTCCTACTCCCCCTATGGTAAGGAATGTAGGGAATGTTGGACAGTTGAAGATCCCTCACGTTATGTTCTTGTAGGTACAGATGCCTCACAGTTAGAGATAAGATGTCTCGCTCATTATATGAATGACCCAGAATTTACAAAGGAAATTATTAATGGGGATATCCATTCTTCTAATCAAAAAATGGCAGGATTAAAAACCCGTGACCAAGCAAAAACTTTTATATATGCTATGATGTATGGTGCTGGATCAGCTAAGATAGGCTCTATTGTTGGTGGAACAAAAGAGGACGGTGATAAATTAATTAAAAGATTTATGAGAAACTTACCCACATTTAATGATTTAAAATTGTCTGTTGAAGGGGCCGCTAAAGAGGGTAGAATAAAAGGACTGGACGGAAGGCCACTTACCATTCGATCACCTCATAAATCTTTAAACACATTAATACAGGGTGCAGGTAGTATTGTCTGTAAAACTTGGCTTGTATATATGATTAAAAAGATATATGCTTATGATCTTGATGTTAAGTTAGTAGCATCAATACATGATGAATATCAGTTTGAAGTGAGGAGAGATCATATAAAAAACTTTTGTGAAATAACACAGCACACTATTAAACATACAGAAAAAACTTTAAAATTAAAATGTTCAATGGAATCTAATTACAAGATAGGAACAACCTGGGCTGAAACTCATTAATATAGAGAAGGAGAATACTTGTGCTAAACAAGCGACATCAAAATAGGAAATTTCAACTGTCATCATACCAAATGAATGATGCCAGAGCTAAGAAATCCTTATCAGAGTATTTACAGTCTGAAGGGTATGATACACACCCCACAATAGAAGATTATTTGTTTGATTTAAGAGCAACAAAAAATAATAAGGAAGAATTGTTTGAGGTTGAGGTTAAGCTTCAGTGGGGCAAAACATGGAACCCTGATTGGGTAGAAATTAGAATTCCAAAAAGGAAACAAAGGTTAATTGATTTATGGAAAGAGAATTTTTCTAATCTCAAATTTACTTTTGTTATTTTAAATACTACAGTAGATCAGGGATGGTTTATCCCCGCTGATGTAGTAGATGAATCAAGGGTGGGGACTATCCAAAATTCCAAACAGACAGGAAAACCACACTTGAAGGAACCGTTCTTTCATATTCCAATGGAAAAGGCTGAATTAAAAACATTATAAAATATGAAAGAAAGTTCTTGACATGGAGTGTATAATAATATATACTCTTGAAGTTGTTAATAAAATTGAAAAATTGAAAGGAGAAAAGTAATATGAGTGTAATTTCTGGAACGGCCTATTGGGCCTCGATCACTTCACCCAATACTACGTTTGATCCAGATGGTGTTTATACCATTGATATTTGTCAGCTTGATGACAAGAACAAGGATATTGTTACTCAAGATAATCTTGAGATCAAGAACGTAGGTGATGACCGTGGTGATTTCGTTACTGCAAAGATGAAGGTGAGGCGTGACAACGGTGTTATTAACTCCCCTCCAAAGGTTGTGGATTCTAAGCTTAATCCAATTACTAATGCTCTGGTAGGAAACGGTTCAAAGGTTAATGTTTCTTATCGTCCATTTGATTGGACATTTGGTAATCGTTCAGGAGTTTCTGCCGGGTTAAATTCCGTACAGGTTATGGACCTTGTAGAATATATTCCTAACGGTATGGGTAACTCTGAATTTACTATTGAGGATGGGTATACCAACGATGAGGATAATAATATTCCCTTTGCTTCAGTTTAAATAGAAAGGAGGATGGAAGGGGACATCATATACATGGTGTCCTCTTCCATATCTTATGAAAGATATTTCAACATTAGTATCTGATATATATAATTTATTTCTCAATAAAGATGGAGTTAAGGTTGAAGAAGAAGAAGTAAGAAATATTACCAATCAATATGGTAAATATATAGCACAACATATCTATAAAGCAGTATATGAAGAAAAGAAAAAAGAAAAGCATATACGGTTATCCCAGATAGGAAAACCATTACGTCAAATTTGGTACGGTGCAAAGGGCTATGAAGGAGAAGACTTCGATGGTCCTACATACATAAAATTTCTTTATGGTAATATCCTTGAAGAACTCCTTATATGCCTGTCCAAACTATCTGGGCATGAGGTAAGTGAGGAACAAAAAAAATTAGAGGTTGAGGATGTGCCTGGACATCAGGACGCAAGGGTAGATGGAACCCTGGTAGATTTTAAAAGCGCATCTAACTTTTCATTTAAAAAGTTTACCACCTCAGAGCTACAAAAGAACGACCCCTTTGGTTACATCTATCAACTGTCAGCATATGCCAAAGATAAAGAAGATAAGGAAGCTGCGTGGGTTGTTATCAACAAACAAACAGGAGAATTAGCTACTGTTTATTTACACAAGATGGAGATGCCGGATGTCTCGACTAAGATTAAGAAAATTAAGGCTGTTGTTAAGGAGGATAACCCACCACCCCGTTGTTATCCTGACATATCTGATGGTTCTTCTGGTAACAGGAAGTTGGATTTTGGGTGTGTTTATTGCAGCTATAAGCTACCATGTTGGGCTGATGCTAATAACGGCAAAGGACTTCGTAAGTTCAAATATTCCAACGGCCCCCGTTATTTTACCAAGATTTTTAAAACACCAAACACAGAAGAAGAATTGATTTAAAGATAAATAAAATGTCTGGTAAAAAATATAAGTTTAGATCAAGGTCTGAGGAGTATATCTATTATTTCTTAAAGGATTTAAAGATACCTATTCGATATGAAGATTGTAAAATTAAATACAGTTGGATAGAATATAAAAAATATACACCAGACTTTATATTACCAAATGGAATTATTTTAGAAGTAAAGGGATGGTTTACTTTAGACGATAGAAAGAAACATTTATTTATAAAGGAACAACATCCCAATAATGATATTCGATTTATATTTGATAACCCTAATAAGAAACTATATAAGAGGGGCAAGATGACATACGCTGGCTGGTGTGAAAAACACAAGTTTTTATATTGTAAAAAATCAGACGGCATTCCAAATGAATGGCTAACAGAAGATAGGTTGTGGGACGACCAAGAGTGGGAATATGTGGGACGATGAAGATCAAGAAGAGTTAGATAAAACTAACCCAAAGAAAATAGTTTTACCCAGGCTTGATTTATTAGATTTTAATTATAATATTTTTAATTTGAATCTAAACAGTAAGGATGGTGAACAAGAAAGAACATTGTATCTGGCTGTTATACTTCAGGCATTGTTAGATGCAACGGTATCTTCTACTGTAGTATCCGCATCAGATGTAAATGTTATCCAACGTCAGGCAAATTCATGGTTCTTTTCCCCTACAAAAGCTTCTGATTTTGAAGATGTATGTGACCTTGCTGGAATTGATCCAGATTATACAAGAACTTTAGCTTATAAAGTTATTAAGTCTAATAAAATAACCTTTATAAGAAAGAGATTATATGCATTATTATCCTAAAAGAAAAGAAAATGAATCATGGGATATGTATATTGTTCGTATTAGAAAAAATGAAAGGAAAAATAAAATGATATCTCCATTAAATAAACAGGTTGGCGGTAGACATTATAAGGATTGTAAGATACAGCCTGTTGAATATATAGCAAGCAACAGTCTTGACTTCTTTGAAGGCAACATTGTAAAATATATTACAAGACATAGAACAAAAGGTGAAGGAGAAAAAGATATTCAAAAGGTAATACATTATGCTGAATTAATATTAGAATTATTTTATGGGGAGAAAAAGAATGGGACTACCGACTGAGTACCAAACCTTCATACATCTGTCCAGATATTCCCGTTGGTTAGAAGATGAAAATAGAAGGGAGGCTTGGGAAGAAACCGTTACTAGATTGATTAATTATTTTAAATTTTATATTAAAGAAAATCTTGAAATAAATTTAAATGAACAAGACACTAAAATTTGGAAAGAAATATATCAAGCTATTATTTCCCTTGAGGTCATGCCAAGCATGAGAGCTTTAATGGCTGCTGGCCCTGCCCTAGATCGTGAGAACATAGCTGGATACAACTGTTCATACATAACTATTGATAATCCAAGATCTTTTGATGAGGTATTGTATATCCTTATGAATGGTACAGGTGTTGGATTTTCTGTTGAAAGACAATATGTAAATAACCTTCCTACTATTCCTTATAATACAATGGAAGAGACTGAGGATGTAATCAGTGTAGCTGACTCTAAAGAAGGATGGGCCAGAGCTTTTAAAGATTTAATATCTTATCTTTATTCAGGTAGGATTCCACAAATAAATATGAGCAAAGTAAGGCCAGCAGGTTCACGATTGAATATTTTTGGTGGAAGAGCATCAGGTCCAGAACCTCTTCGTGATTTATTTACATTTACTATAAAGAAATTTCAGGAAGCTAGAGGTAGAAAACTAACTTCTATTGAATGTCACGACATTGTGTGTAAGACAGGTGAAGTAGTAGTAGTAGGTGGTGTTAGAAGATCAGCACTTATTTCTCTTTCAAATGTTTCAGATGATCGTATTAGATCAGCCAAGAAAGGACAATGGTGGGAGACTAATCCAGAGAGAGCGTTAGCTAATAACTCTGCTGTATACACAGACAGGCCCGATACTGCTACCTTTATGAAGGAGTGGTCCAGTCTTTATGAAAGCAAGTCAGGTGAGCGTGGTATTTTTAATAGACAATCAGCACAATTAAAATCTAAAAGTATTGGAAGAAGGAAATGGGATATAGATTTTGGAACAAATCCTTGTTCAGAAATACTTCTAAGACCTAACCAGTTTTGTAATCTTACTGAGGTAGTGTGCAGAGTAAACGATAAAGTTCCTGATCTTCAAAGAAAGATAAGATTGGCAACTATACTTGGTACAATACAGGCAACTATGACCAAGTTTGGATACCTTCGTAAGCGGTGGACAAACAACACTGAAGAAGAACGATTGCTGGGTGTATCCTTAACAGGAGATCGGAAGAGCGT